GAGGAGGCGCAACGAGAGGCTGAGTTTGTAAAGTCTGTTATGGAGGATATGGATCACACTTTTGATGACCATATTTCCGAAGCCCTTTCGTCTCTTTCATTTGGGTTTGCGGTATTTGAGGTTGTTTACAAGCGTAGAGTTGGCCCCAATGTGAAAGATCCCAAACGAAAGTCAAAGTTTATAGACGGTCGTATTGGTGTCAGGAAAATTGCCTCTAGGGCACAGTGGACTATTGACAGGTTTGAGGTAGACAAGTATTCAGGTGAGGTCACAGGTGTCCGTCAGGACAAGTCTTTTGTAGAGTTTGCAGGCCCTATACCGGCTTGGAAAATTTTACACTACAAAACCATTACAACCAACAATGACCCATCTGGCAGGTCTATCCTCCGTAACGCCTATAAGTCCTATACTTTCCTCAACAATTTGCAAGCCATCGAAGCCATCGCAGTAGAGCGTGAACTCAATGGCGTTCCTGTAGGACGTATGCCCGCTGAGTATCTGGCAGAAAATGCAACGGAAGACCAGAAGTCCTTAAGGCTTGCTTTTGAACGGGTTCTTAGGGACCTCAAGAATAATGAGCAAGGTTTTGCCCTTCTCCCATCTGATTTGTATGTAAACACCCAAGGTGAGCCTACAGATCAAAGGCTGATGGACATTGAACTGATTACCTCTAATGGTTCCCGTAATATTGATATTGATCCCATTATCCGCAGGTATCAGCACGATATTGCTCGGAGCATGATGGCCGAGTTCCTTATGCTTGGCTCTGACGAGCGTGGCTCATATGCACTTTCAAAGTCCAAGACTGACCTGTTTCAAAAGTCCCTAAACTCTTACATTAACTCGATTTATGATGTAGTAAACAAGCAATTGGTACAGCGCCTCTGGGAACTTAATGGTCTTGACTTTGATCTAATGCCCAAGATTGTGCCAGGAGATGTATCTAAGCACGACCTTAAAGAACTCGGCGCTTACCTCCGTAATCTGAATGGTGCAGACATCTCCCTCGCAGACCAAGTTGATATTGTGGACGAACTCCTTAAAAATGCCGAACTTCCGCCCCTTGATCGGGAAGTCTACGAGGAAAGTCGTGAGAGGGCAAGGGCTATGGATGATGCTCGGGCTGACTTCTACGATGGACCAGATGATAACGTTATCGGTGGCGATAGAGAAGTAACCGGCAATGAGGACAATTCCCAAGAGGAACCTGAGGATGAGTGAAAACAAAAGCCTTGAAGACTTTCAAGTAATCAAACTTGACGAAGATCAGCGTATTCTTTACGGTTGGGCAAGTGTCTCGACTTATAAAGGTGAGCCTGTAGTTGATCTTCAAGGCGATATTATTGACATGGAAACTCTGGAGAAGGCTGCTAATTCCTTCATGGAGAGTGTCCGAGTGGGTATGACGATGCATGATGTGTCGAAAGTCACCGGACAAGTTATTCATTCCATGCCCGTAACTCAAAAGCTTTGTGAAGCTTTGGGTATCCAGTCTGACACCGAAGGATGGATGGTAGGCTACAAAGTCTATGATGATGAAGTCTGGGAGGCTGTTAAGGCTGGTCAATACCGCGCGTTCTCGATTGGCGGTCGCGCGAATAGAGTGGAGCAAGAATAATGCCATATTTGCTCAAGGAACTGGAACTGGTGGAGTTGTCTATTGTAGATAAACCGGCTAACCCAATGGCTAAGGCTCCACTGTTCAAACGTGACTCCAAAGGAGATATTGAAGAAATGGAAGAAGAAGTTATCAAGATGTCTGAGGACATGAAGGCTAAACTCAAGCCTTACATGGACAAAGGTATGTCTGCCGAAGAGGCCATGAAGGCATACGAAGAAGACATGAAAAAGTCTGCTGATGCCCTCAAAGTAGAAAACGAGCGCCTTCGTAAAGCCCTCATTGAAAACGAGTTTGTTATTAAAGCAGATTCTATTGAGAAAAAAGCGCCTGTCGAATATATTGAAGTCGAAGGCGAGCAAATCCTCAAGTCTGAAATTCCTGCACCTATTCTCAAGCGTCTTGAGCAAGCAGAGATTGAAAAGGCCGAGGCAGAAGTTGCCAAGAAAGCCGAACAGTTTAGTAACATCAAAACGGAGGTTGCCAAGAAGCTTATCCTCAAGAACCTGCTCGAAGATGAAGAACTCCTTGAGTTCCTTCGTGCTGTAGACGCAATGTTTGCGAAAGCAATGGATGAGCAAGGCGAAACTCAAGTCAATGGTGACATGGGCGACCCTCGTGAAAAAATTAAGTCTCTTGCCAAGGCATACCAAGCAGAAAAAGGTGTGACTTACGAGCAAGCATATACTCAAGTTGCTCTTACCCAAGAGGGTCAGGCACTTGTCAAAGCCATGAAAAAGGAGTCTGAATAATGGCTGTTCAAGCACCCTATGAAGCCATGACGTTCGAAGCTGGTGAAGACCTCTCGGACGCAAAATGGCATTTTGTTACCCTCCAGTCTGATGGTCAAGTCGATATTTCCGGTGCAGGTGATTCTGCTGTCGGTGTCGCCATGACTAACCCTGATGCTGCTGGTAAGGCTGTCACTGTTGCCCTTTGGGGCCGTGTGAAGGTTCTTGCAGGGGGCACCATCGCTGCTGGCGCTCAAGTTGCATCTAACGCTGCTGGCCGTGCTATTGCTCGTGCTGGTGGGGCTCGTGGTCTTGGTGTCGCACTCAAAGGCGCAGACAATAACGAGTATGTTGAAGTTATCCTCACTGGTCCGTTTACTGGTCCTGTGGCTTAATAGAAGGATATAAATAATGCCCGGAGTTTTTACCCCGAGTGAGGTTCACATTGATGAAGTCCTCACGAATATGACCATCGCACACATGCAGAACGCAAACAATTTTGTGGCTCCTCGTGTGTTTCCCAACATCCCTGTAGATTTTCAGTCGGATAAATACTACGTCTGGGATCGCGGTTTCTATAACCGCCTGAATGAAGTAGAAAAGGCTGCTCCCGGAACTGAATCCCCGGAAATCAGCCTGTCGGTTTCGACCGATTCCTACTACATCGACCTGTGGCACCTTGGAGCCTCCTTCTCGGAACAACAACTGGCTAACGAAGACACCCAACTTCGTACCCGGTCGGTGGCGGCTGCAACTCTTGCCAACCGTGGTATGCTCAAGCGTGAGCAGGACTTTATCTCCACGTTCTTCGGCCCCGGCATCTGGTCCACTCAGTACGAAGGTGTTGCTAACGGAGATAACAACCTTGTCACTGAAGTGACTCAGCGGGATGACTACACAAACTCCACACCTATTGTGGATGTGCGTCGTGCCAAGACTGCCATGCATCTTGCGTCTTCGGGTGTTGCTTTTGGCAATGAGGTTGTGTTCCTTGTTACTCGGGATGTCTTGGACATTCTTCTGGACCACCCCGATATCCTTGGCCGTATGAACACTGGTGTCACGCCCGATAACCCGGCTCTGGCAGACATGAATCGTCTGGCACAGATTTTGGGCGTTGATGAAGTTGTGGTTTTTGATGCTGTCGGTAATTCGGCTGCTGAAGGTCAAGCCCGCAACGAGGATTTCCTTGTCAACAAGCGTGCTGCTCTTATCTCTCGCCCGGTTTCTCCGGGTCTTGAGGTGGCTTCGGCTGGTTACACCTTTACTTGGAACTCTCTCCCGAACAACTCGGGCCTCGGCACTTCGATCCTTTCGTATGTGGGTCATGACGACCTTGTTCGGAAGAAGATTGCTGAGAAGATTGAAATCTACATGGGTTGGGATATGAAGGTTACTTCCCCCGACCTTGGTGTTTTCTTCAACACGATCATCTCGTAAGAGATATCCCCAGGGAAGGGTGCTTAGGTATCCTTCCCTGTTTGGAATACCCTCCCAATAAGTAAAACATGGTGTTTAAATGAACCAAAAAGTTGCAATGAACAAAGCCCACCCGAGTTACCTTGGCTGGCAAATAGATTGGCCTTTGTATGTTAAAAGCCCAATGATTCGGGCACAAGGCAAAGTCTACAAGAAGAATGACTACTTTCCTTGGGCTGAACTAAAGTTAGACCCTTCAAAGATTGCTGCAATGTATAAGCAAGGTATGGTCCATCACGATGCAGTTAAATCTACAGAGGAAGGTCAAGGGGACCGTCTCGGGGAGATGACGGCCGACCGCCTTAAGGAACTGGCCAACAACCTCAACACAAAGATGAAAAAAGATCACTGTGCAACTGAGGAAGAGTTTAAGCGAAAGCGTTGCCGTATGTCTAACCTCCCTGACCATCAGCGTCGTTACATCCGACAGTACCTCTCAAAAAATCCCTATATGAGTGAATACTTTTTGTCTATCCGTGATAACTACGTCACTAAATACACTAAAGAGAAATCCTGATGTGGTCATATGACTCCTCTGCCCTTGGAACCTCTACATCAAGCGAGAGGCTCAACTCTGTCCGGTTTCTTGTGGGGGATACGGATACAAACGATCAGCTAGTCCAAGATGAGGAAATTCAATTCTCCCTCACCCAAACAGGAGATAATGTCTATTATGCCGCATCCTTCATCGCTGAAACCTTGGCAGCTAAGTATTCACGCAGGGTTGACACGAAACTCGACGGCGCTCTGTCCGCAGAATACTCACAACTTGCAAGTCAATACAGACTTCTGGCAGTCGGACTCAAGCAACAGGGACAACGCTACAGCGGCACTGCTCTGGGTGTTTCTTATGGCGGTGTTCGTATTACGGACATTAATTCCATAAGAGACGACACGGACAGGGTGACTCCCTCTTTTCGTAGGGACAGGTTCAAGTTTCCTAGAGATAGTTATCTCAATGATTTTGAAGACGGTGATTGATGATATTTCGATCCCAAGACCTCAAGTATCTCATTGATACTCATGGCAAGCCACTGACCTATACCGTCAGGGAAAACCCGACTTATGACCCTGAGACCGGGACTGTAAGTGGTTCAGATACGGACTACACTGTTCAAGTCTACTTCTATAACTCAATCTCAGAGATGTAGATGGTATGAACATCCAGTCAGGAGACCGTAGGGCAGTTATGCCTTTGGTTGATACCGTAGGGTCTCCAATCCCGGAGCCTGAGCCCGGAGACCAACTCTCTGGTGAAGGTGACAAGGTTTCTGTTATTTCTGTAGCCAAGATCATGTCTGGTATGTCGGCTGTTTGCTACGTGTGTCAGGTGAGGGAATGAGAGTTACTATCAACCGTGGACTTGACGGTAAGTTTCAGAAGATTACAGAAGACCTTGAAGAGTTTGGTCAGATTTACGGCCAAATGGCTGCTGAAGACTTGGTTAAAAACTCCCCTGTTGACACTGGTACATTCATGGACAGCTACTATGCAGGGGTTGGTTATACCGGAAGTTTTAACTCTTCCAAGGGCAAACCTCGCAAACAACCTTGGGCACCTTATGCGCAGGAAGCTATAGGAAGAATGTCCAGTCAAGTGTCTTCCTTAAGAGGTTCTACTCAGATGGTGTTCGGTAATTCTGCTGAACATGCGCTTCAAGTGGAGTATGACCACGGTTACAGACCCTTTGGTAAAGCGGAAGACTTGCACGCAGACCGGGTACGCAGGGCTTGGGCAGAGGCTAAGAGATGAGCATCTACAAAGATATCCGTGCTGCACTTGAGGGAAGGCTGGCCTCAACCCCCAATTTACCGGCTATCGCATGGGAAAATGTGCCGTATTCTTCTACCACTGGGACTCCCTTTGTAAAACCACTGTTTCAGCCCACGCTACGGCGACAATCGGCCATGGCCACTGTGCCACCACACTACTACCAAGGTATCTTCACAATTCTCTGCTACTACCCAGAAGGGACTGGCCCTGGTGACTCACAGGAAACGGTTGATAACTTGGTTAACAGGTTTGAGTCTACTACGGACATATCTTACACAAACCCTGACCTAGAAACCCTCATTGTCTCCATCCGAGGTGTACAGCAAGAATCTTCCTACATCAGTTCACCTTGGTATGTGACACCAATAACCGTCTCTTGGTTTATCTACGATACATAAAGGAACGCTATCATGCCTTTTTCTCAGGGTTCTCGTACCCGCCTTTCCTACATCGAAGAAGTTGACTTTGCCACCACCCCGTCAGGCAACTTTACCGAAATCCCGTTTGTCACCCACAACCTTAATATCAGCAAGGAGCGTGTGACCTCAGCCTCTATCCAATCTGACCGCATGCCTCGCCATGACCGTCATGGTAACACTCAGGCCGGTGGGGATATCTCTGTGGAACTCCTTGCAGGGGATTATGACGCATTTCTTGAAAGCCTCATGTTTTCTACGTGGGATGCAAGCCCCGTTGCTGCCCCTGATGAACTCAAGGTAGGGACCACGCTTAAGTCTTTCACTATTGAAGACTATATGGAAGATATTGACCAAGCCCGTCTGTTTACCGGCATGGCGGTGTCTCAGGCGTCTTTTTCTTTTGCGCCTAACCAGATGGTCAACACCACCTTTAGTTTTGTAGGTTCTGGTGGCTCTATTGTACAAGACCAAAAAACCATTACTGCTGCCTCTACCAACCAGCCATTTGATGCTTATGCAGGTTCTCTGGATATCGGTGACACAGGTGGGGTTTTGTCTGAGGTTACTGCAATCACATCCATTGACCTCACCATCAACAACAGCCTAAACCCAACATTTGTTATCGGCTCTGCCACTACCCCGCAACTTGAGTATGGTCGAGCGGAGGTTGAAGGCAATATTACTGCATATTTTGAGGATCAGGCTCTTTACAACCGTTTTCTTAACGAGACTGAGACTGCCCTTCAGGTCGATATTCAAGACCCTGGGGCGCTCAACACCTACACCTTCTTCTTCCCGAAAGTTAAGTTTAACGGTGGTGATGCACCTGTTGAGAATCCTCAGTCCCGTATGATTACCATTCCATTTGTTGCCCTGTATGACACTGTAGCAAACAGTAACATTGTGATCTATCGTCCCGACAGTAACTAATCCCTTCTGGGGCTAGGGGGGACTTGAGGAGTCGGGCCTTGGGTCTCCCCGTTTTAACCTTAACCCGACATATCAAAGGAACCCGACATGGCTGATCTTTCTGACCTTAAACCTAACAAAGAAACTGTTGAAGTTATCCTTAGGCACCCCCGTAGTGGTGAGCCTTATCCTAACGATGATGGTTCTGAGATGACTATCACTGTTCATGCACCTTGGACCAAAGCCTATCGTTCTGCCGGATTTAAACACGCTAATGAGCGTCTCCGAAAGCGTAAGGGCAACAAGGAAGACTTTGACTTTACCTTTGAAGAACTTGAGGAGGCTGGTATTGACCTTTTGGTTGATGTGACTATTGATTGGAACATCACTTTTGGGGGTGAGAAGCCCAAGTTTACGGCCAAGAAAGCAAAAGAAGTTTACACGGAAATTTTCTGGATCAAGGGTCAACTTGAGGGGGCTATCAACGAAGCCGGGGATTTTACGAACCTCTGATCTGTCAACTTGAGGGCTACCTTGAACATCAGGCGGAACTCAATAAGACAGATCAGAACGGCACTACATATCGAGAACATTACGAATTTGTAGAAAGGCAGACTGGTAAGAGGCCAAAGGAACTTGAAGGACCCGAATTTCCTGTAGTTCTTTCTCATATCTGGTCTGCCTTTCTTGATTTGAGTAGCACTCGACCTCAAGGCTTTAATGGACCCCTACCGATACCCTACAATGAGATAAAGAGTTATTCCGAACTCAACGGGATTGAACTTGGGCCTAGAGATGTGCAGATCATCAAAAGGCTAGACCTTGCATACCTGAGGACACTCAATGGCTGACTTACAGATTACCGCAGATTTTAGTGATATTCAAACCCTTAAGAGGGAACTACTGGATATTCCGAAAACTGCCCGATCCTCTGCCTCAGTCTTTGAGAGGGAATTTTCTCGCGTAGAGAGGATTCTAAATCAGACTGCAAGGGCTAATCAAAATTACTACAAGGACTTGCTGCAAGTTGATAGGGCCACTAAAAGTGCTTCACAAAGTGCAGGAGTCTTTGAGAGAGAACTGGTCGCTCAAGAGCGGGCTATTGCAAAAAACTCACAAGAGTTTAGAAACCTTAGGGCCTCTATTGATCCTGCTTATAGAGCCCAACAACAACTCCTACAAGTAAAGAAGACCCTCAGGACCCAATTACAACAAAATAATATTACAATGGAGCAAGCCATTGATATGCTCCGTCAGTATCGTGTTGCTCAACAAGCATCTTCTGATGCAACTATGGGGTCTACTAGAAGGCTCGGCCAGAGTCAGGTTGTCATGCAGCAAGCTGGCTATCAGATTGGCGATTTTATTGTCCAAGTGCAGTCTGGGACTAATGCTTTTGTAGCCTTTGGGCAACAGGCCACTCAGGTAGCAGGCACACTTACCCTTTTTGGCGGTAGGATGGTTGCAATCGGCACTGCACTTGGTATTGCTATTCCGCTTTTGACTGCCATTGGTGCGGCCATGATGCGAACCCGTCAGGCTGCAAG